TTGAAAAGATGTGATAGAATAGTGGTACATTCTTTTGGAGGTGTACATACCAATGGCTTACAAGATCAGTGATGCTTGCGTCAGCTGCGGTTCCTGCGCTGATGCCTGCCCCGTGGGCGCCATTTCTCAGGGCGCTTCCCAGTACGAGATCGATGCCAACGCCTGCCTGGATTGCGGCAGCTGCGCTGACACCTGCCCTCTGGGCGCGATCTCTCAGGAGTAATTCCACTCGAAGAAAATCTTTGAAAAACAGTTGAATTACACACAAAAACGGCTACATTCGGTAAGAATGCAGCCGTTTTTGTTTTAAAATTTTGCTACGATTTTTCGGGCGTAGCAAAATCGTAGCGCTTTTGCAATTCGCCCAGCTTCGTAGCAAGTTCGCTCTGCTTATTGGGGTAGAGGTGGGAATAGGTCTGCAGGGTGGTTTCGATGTTCTCGTGGCCAAGGCGCTCGGCAATCAGCAGGGGGGAGTAGCCCAGTTCGATGAGCAGGGATGCGTGGGAGTGGCGCAGATCGTGGATGCGGATGCGCTTGACGCCGGAGCGCTTGCAGCCGCGCTGCATTTCCGACTGAGCGTAGCGCTTTGTGTTGCCGTCGAAGATGCGGTCGGTTGGGGCGACCTCGTAAATCATGGAGAGGTACTGTTTTACCATGTCGGTCAGGGCGGGGGGCAGGAGGATTACGCGGCGGCTCTTGGGGGTCTTTGGCTCCATGATGAGGTCTTCACCGTGAAGACGGGCGAAGTTCTTGGTGACGCTGACCGAGCCGGTGTCCAGGTCGAAATCGGCAGGGGTGAGGGCCAGCAGCTCGCCAATGCGCATCCCAGTCCAGAAGAGCAGGGAGAACATGATGACGGAGCGCGGCTTGTCGGAGACGGCGGTGAGGAAGCGGTCAAACTCCGGCACGGTCCAGAACTGCATAGCGTCCGCCTTTTTCTTTCCCATGGAGCCGGCCAAGCGGCAGGGGTTGGAGCGCAGTCCGTAATACTTCACGCCGAAGTTGAACATGGCGGAGACCTGGTTGTTGACCGTTTTCAGATAGGTCTGGGAATAAGGCTTGCCGTCCTCGCCCATGGTGGCGGAGAGGAGGGTGTTCTGCCACTTGCGGATCTGGGGCGGAGTGACCTGCTCCACGATCAGGCTGCCGAGGTGGGGAATCACGTGTCGCTCGAACAGAAACTCCTTTTGGGAGTAGGTGGTGGGCTTGAGGCGGCTTTTACAGTCTTCCATATACAGCTCATAGAGGGATTTGACAGTCATGTCGGGAGAGCCGTTTTTCTTGGCAAGAAATTCGGCTTCGTACTCCTTGGCGGCGGCACGGGTGTCAAAGCCCTCTTTTTTGTGCTGCTTGGTCTGCCCCGTCCAATCCTTATAACGGACAAAGACATACCACCGCTTGCCGTCTTTCATTTTTGATACGGACATGGGAGGCTCCTTTCGGGTGGGGGTGAAATTTAATAATCGGAGGGAGGAAATATACCAAAACTGCTACAAATTAGGAGACCAAAGAGAATAAGCACCAAAAGAGAGAGCGAACCTTTGTCATCAAGAAAATCGGAATGAGTCTGCTTACTACAGGCAAAGAAGATAAAGATGGCAAGAGTGCCAGATACGATGGGGGTGAGGATAGAAGTGAGTTCGGAGGGAGCGTTGAAGTAAGTTAGGATGGCAGAAAAACCTATGGTTGCCAGGATAAATACAATGAGCATGCCAATAGGTAAAAGCCAACGATGTATCGCTTTTTTCATTTCGTGCCTTCTTTCGAGTGTTTCTTTGCTTGGTTTTGGGCGTATGAGGAAGAGCGCGAAAGCGAGGGCCAACAACACACCGCCACCGAAGACGCCGACAATAGTGAGAAGTGGGTATAGGATGCTCATACGGAAGTCCTTTCTCTATGTAGTCGGACAGGAAGATCACGGTGCCGGTTCGTCCGGTTCTGAGTCTTTGGCAAAGAAGCCCGCACCCTTTGCGCCCAAAATCAAAAACAGCGGCAGGAAAGTACACAGGGCATACAAGCCGAACAAAACGTAGTAAACAACGCTGAACCATGTAAATGGAGCGCGGACTACCACGATGAAGGACCACACCCAAAGGGCGACCTCGATCCACCAGTTAAGCCCTTTGAGTGAGAATAGGGCCGCAATGATCAGCGTGTTTGCCCACCAGGGGAGCCCGAGGGGAACGAGCGGAACAAGGGTGGAAAGTATACCGAAAATATTGATAGCAGCACGCGTTTTGTAATTCATAGATAGACCTCCAACTATTCTTTTGGCTTGGGCCGGTACTCAGACAGATAGATTACTTTAGGCGAGGCGGGTGGCCTCGGCTGCGTGTGTGTAGCGGCGGACGATGTTGTCGATGATGGCGCGGTCGTCCGGCGAGGCGGCGCGGTAGGCTGCGATCAAGGCGCGCTCGGGGTCAGTCAAGCCATCGTCCTTGGGAGCGGGAGCGAGTTCGCGGCCGAGAAGATAGTCGATGGAGACGTGGAAGAAGTCGGCCAGACGGATGGTGGTTTCGTGGTTGGGCTCGCGCTTACCAGCCTCCCAGTTGCCAATCGTAGACTGGGCGACACCGAAGGCATCGGCAAAAGACTGCTGGGAACGATAGCCGGCGGCCTCCCGCAATTCCTTCATTCTGATAGCAAACATAATAATCACTCCTTGCAATTAGACTACCCTTTCGCGGTAGCAATTGCAAGGAGTGATTATTTTTTCTACAAAAAAATTTCAAAATGTGTTGACAAACACAAAATGAAATGATAAGTTAAACACAGAATGAAATTAACAGGGGGGTGAAATCATGCTGAAATGGCTGGTGGAAATCAGAGGAGAGCGCACGCAGTACAAGGTGGCAGAGGAAATCGGCATTTCTCAGAGTGCGTATGCGTCCATTGAGGTTGGTAGCCGCAGACCCAGTGTAGAGATGGCCAAGAAGATCGCCGGTGCGCTGGGCTTTGCGTGGACGCGGTTCTTTGAAGATCAGGAGAGTGCGTGAGAGGAGAAATGCTATGGAAGTCGGAGAGTTCCTTCAGGTACTGCGCATTGCAAAGAATGTGTCGGGACCGAGATACCCGGATGGGAGCGGCGGCCAGGATGGACTTGGCATCTACTTGGACATTGAGGGACACGGAGAACCTTTGCGTGCAGTGGTCGACGTAATTCGGATCCGCCCCTGCGGCAGTAGCATCTATGTTCAAGCAATCAGTGAAAAAACGGATTGAGAGATGAGGTGTGAGGGGTGACAGATAAAAAGAAACCGCCCACCCCGGAGGGTGAGCGGTTGGAACGGCTGCTGAATACGAATTTCAAACCGGGGAGCGTATATGTCAAGCTGGAGGTGCAGCAGGACAAAACGAAGGAGACCTGCATTGCCAAGATTCCGGGAGAGCAGGCGGAGCAGATGATAGAGCAGCTGATGGCGTGCCCGGAGGATTGCTCGGAGGAGGTGTGAGAGGTGGAAAAGGCGATATTTGCTCCGTTGATCGCGAAATATCCGAAAGCAAAACCCCTTGCCGTGGCGCTGGTGGAAGCAGCGGCGAAGCAAGGGGCAAGCGTTAGAGAATTTGAAATAGCCTTTGAGTTAGTGAAGAACGCTTATCTCAACCCGGTGGAGAGGTGCAAACCGTCAATCGCGCAGATCGAGGGCGAGATGAAAGCCGCCCTCGAGAGCCTCTAAAAAGACGGTGCGCTTTTCCTCGGCGGAGCAGTCAGCGTGGGTGCGCATGTAATCGGCCAGATGCGCCTGCGCCCATGCGAGGGCAAGCTGCTGCTCAAATGAAGAATAAAGGGAATCAATATTGGACACTGTGGTCACCTCCTTTCTTTAATCAGGATAGCACAAAGACGAGGGGGCGGCAAGACAGGACGGAGGAGACATATGGACTTGCTGAAAGCGAAAGACGTAGCGGAGCTGCTGGACATCGGGCTGACCAAGGCCTATGAGGTTATTAAGCAGCTGAACGCGGAACTGGAAGCCAAGGGATATCTGACGGTGCCGTACAAGGTGCCCAGGAAGTATCTGATGGAACGGTACTACACGTGAGGGTGTGAACGGTGACGCCACCTCATCCGTCAGCCCTTCGGGCTGCCACCTTCCCCTCGAGGGGAAGGCATTAGAAAGGAGGAAGACAAAGATGAAGAAGATCACGTTGTGTTCCAAGTGCGCGATCGTGGCCGGGACGGCGGGGCTGCGGCAGCTGACGCGCATGAAGGACAAGAAGGTCAAGTGCGACCGCTGCGGCCGGACACGGTACGGGGCGGAGTATGAAATGGTGAAGGAGATGGGGAACAACCCCTCAGACCGCCCACAGGGCGGCCAGCTCCCCTTACACAGGGAAGCCACGAAAGGAGAGAGTAAAACATGAGTCAGAAAAAAGCGAAGGCCCTGCGCCGGGCGCTGGAACAGTACGGCCGAATCGTGGAGGATGTGGACCGGAGCAGAGTCGCATCGGAGCGGGCGCTGGAGATCGCGTCGGAGCAGGAGGAGAACAGTCTCCGGGAGCGGGTATCACTGGAACGGCGCTTGCGTGCGGCCCTGCGCCGGGAGAGTAGCCAGCGCCGGAGCGAGGGCCGGGTGGCCCGGTGGGCGCTGGGCGTGGCCATTGTGGATCTGATCGGCATGGCGGTCATGGCGGTGGTGTTGCTGTGAGTGCGGAGGAACGGCGTGCCGAGTCGTCACGCCCTACGAGCAGGGCATACACCGCAGACGAGTATCGAAAGGACGACTGGGGCTGGCGCTGGGCGCGGGGCCTGCAGGAGAACGAGGAAGAGGCCAGACGGCGGGAGCGGGCGAAAAAGATCGCCCGGAGAAACCGGTGGGCCTTTCCGGGAAAGGTCCGGGTGGTACATCCGAAATACGGCGAGGTGATCGTGCCGGGGGCTTCCAAATTCGCGGCTATCCTGTGTGCGGCGGAGAAGTGGAAGTGTGACTGGGCGGAGATCACGGATGCTGAGGTGTGGGCGTTGGACAACCCCTCAGTCGGCCCACGGCCGACAGCTCCCCTTGCACAGGGGAGCCTTGAAAAGGACAAAAAAGAGCAGCCGGCTCTGGCGGGAGCCGACTGCGAAGGATGAAATTTATCGGAAAGGATAAAAATCTCCATGCCTATTATAGCGTAGGCGTGGAGATGGTGCAAGAGGTATGAACGAAATTTTGGAGAAGGCCCTTGCGGCCATTTGTCTCATGTCACCAGCAGAATGAGACAAAACAAAACATGGACGCCTGAAGAGGAACAGTACATACGGGATCATTGGCGAACGCAGACCGAAGTGGAAATGGCTTTCGAACTTGGTCGTTCGGAGGGCGCTGTCCGGAACAAGCGCCGAGAGCTGCGCTGTTCCACGCAGAAAATATGGTTGCCGGAAGAAATTGAGTACCTGGAGGAACACTGGGGCTCGGTTTCCATCCCGGGCATCGCCAAACATCTGGGACGCACGGTCAACGCCATCAAAGTTCGCGCCGGCAAGATGGGATTGGGTGGAATGCTGGATGCCGGTGACTATGTGACCTTTAATCAGTTGATGCTCACGATCACCGATAACTCCCAGTCGTACAGCTATCAGATGAAAAGCTGGGTAAAAAACCGGGGCCTGCCTGTCCACACAAAGCGGGTGGACAAGTGCGCCTGGCGGATCGTTTACCTGGACGAATTCTGGGACTGGGCCGAAAAACACCGTAGCTTTATTGACTTCTCCAAGCTGGAGCCCCTCGCTCTGGGTGCGGAGCCAGACTGGGTACCCGAGCAGCGCCGTAAAGACTTCCAGGCATTTGCCCTGCAGAGGAAGGATCCATGGACCCCGGACGAAGATAGCCGGCTTGCCATGCTGCTGAAGCAGCACAAATACGGTTATGCGGAGCTCTCGGAGATCCTCCGCCGTTCCGAAGGCGCCATCGTCCGCCGTTGCCGGGATCTCGGTCTGAAGGAGCGTCCAGTGCGCGCGGATAACCACAGCAAAGACAGCGTGTGGACGGACGCCAACTATCAGGCCCTTGCTGAAGGCATCCGGCATGGCGACAGCTACCCCATGATTGGGAAAGCAGTCGGCCGATCCGAGAAGGCCGTGCGCGGAAAGGTCTATTTCACCTATCTGACGGAAGACGCAGACAAGATACGCACCATGCTCGGAAATGGCCCGTGGGGCCACGGTGCTCCGGATCCGACTGTCCGACAGGGCTTCAACCTCTCCAGAACGCGGACGGAAGTCCGGAAGAACCTCTCCGTTCTGGATGCGCTCCTGCGGAAGCGGATGAACGACCTTGGTTACGACCCGTATTGGCAACGCTTTATGTGCATGAACTGGGACAATGTTGGCGGATGCGCTGCAGGCTGCGCCGAGTGCGACAGCTGCACCGAGTTCGTCCGTATCAAGCCCCAATACTGCGCCCGGTGCGGACGCACATTCTATGAGCGCACTGAAAACCGGTTCTGCCAGGAGTGCCGGACGGCACGAAAGAAAGCGGCACAGAGAAAATGGTGCCGGATCAACGCAAAAAAGTGAGGAGATAAGCATGGCAAACTGTAAGATATGCGGCGAAAATGTGACCGCCGGGCCGGTATTCCACGGGGATTGTCTGGAGGGACTGGCTGAGCAGATTTGTGAGGAATACTGCCGCTGGCCGTGGGAATGCAAGGAACAGGATGAGCAGGACGAGAAGTGCGCGGCCTGTCCGCTGAACAGACTGGTGGAGGGGTAAGCATGTACTACGACATAACGTTTCGAAAAACCGAGCAATCGAAGGACGTGGACTACATTCGCCGCCCGGACTGGAACAGCGCCATGGAGTGGCTTAAGGAGAATGGTGAAAGGATGTTCAGCATTCTTATTTTCAAACTCGAGGGCGAGATGCCGTGCCAAGGAGGTCGTACGCATGGCTGACAAAATCCGTGTGATCAGCAAGCGCCCCGGCTGTCCGCCCCGGAGTGTGTGGGTGTCCAACACCTTGGAGAACCTGCAGACGGCGGTGGGAGGCTATATCGAAACCGCCAAGCTTGCCACCGATATGTGCGTGGTCTGCAACGAAGAGGGGCGGCTGCTGGGTCTGCCCCACAACTGTACCATCTGCGGCGTGGATTTCGTAGGCGATATCCTGCTGGTGGGCGTCAAGGGTGAGGAGTTTGCTGATTTGCCTATCAGTTTCCAGCAAGCAAAAGAAAAGTTTAATCAACTGTGGAAGTGAAAGGAGATTAACAATGGAAAACTACATTAACATTTGCGGTCAGCGGATCGAATTGACCGCAGAGCAGGTGGAGCAGCTGAAAGGAAGCCTCGGCCTAAACCAGACTCGACTGGCGGACATTGCGGTGAAGGACACCTTCAAAATCGGCCAACATGAATTTGTTGTCCTGGAGCATTCGGGCGACACTACCGCGGTGATCCGCAAGGATCTTCTGGGGGAGCGGACCGCATTTGGAGAGAACAACAACTACGCCGGCTCCCATGTTGATGAGATCTGCAACCAGTTTGCTACCGAGAT